GGAAGAGAAATACTTCCAACAAAAGGTTGTTCATTTGTTACTTCCATAGACCCAGCTACACCGTTTCGTGTGGCCAGGGGGAGGGATCCTTGATTAAGAAATTTAAAGTTCGCTGAATTAATAATAGTAATAGTGTTTATAGCAGCGTTTACATCGCGGTTGGAATTCATCCTATAGGCAATCCTCAATGTTGTGTTTGACGGCGCCACCCCAAACTTGTCAGTACTTATAAGTTTTGTGGGATCAAAATCAGCATCTGTAATATAATCTTTGCCGTTCAAGTCCAGCATCAAATGGGTTGGATCCAAAACTGAATTACTTAACAATTCAGAGTCTGACCCGTACCCAAACTGCAAAAATGAGTCAATAGATGTTTGTTCTAAGACAAACCTGCGTGCTGCCGGAACAGCTTTTAAAATACTAGGAACTGTTGCTCGACTAGAATCTGTATTGCGAATAGCTTTATAAATAACATTTTGAGATAGATTGTCGACTTGAACATACTCATGCCCTTCTGTATCCACCACACTTATGATGTCGGTCACATTCGCATTAGATAAACTAATTTTTAAAAACCTCTGGAAGTTTCCTACTTCACGCTCTTCCACAACTGCATGCCCGGAAACAGCGCGACCAAGTGCTCTAATAATGTAAGATATTGCATTACCATTGGTTGTATTAGCCTCGCCGGCGACCATCGAGTTAGACGGCGACGAAAAGTCTACGTCTTCCAATAACGTGTATGATCCACCGCCGGCGGAGCCGAGTACAGAGCCTGCCTTCAAAACGCCAGCATACCTCAAGTCCGGCCCGCCGCCGACGCTAGCTGCTGGAACTTTGATATAAAAAGTTAAAATTCCTAAAGATGAGGAACTTCCCGGGAGGCGAAAACCAAATTGGCGTGCATGACGCACAACATTAGTGTACTGTATGGCCGAATCTAGAAAACTCTCGTTCGCCTGGTAGTCAACATAAAATGACAGGATATCTCCAACATAGGAAACGGTGTCCAGCATTAATGAACCAAATGAAGCTTCACTAAAATCCTTATAGGTATTAGGATAGTATCGGCGGGCGTAATTTTCTAAATCTTCCCTGATCGAATCAAAGTCTCGACTAGTATAATCTATTGATTGTAGTTTCTTTGGCATTGAAAAGTCCGTTAGTAATTAGTTATCAAAATCCAATTTTAAGCGTAGTAGATGATTGTAAGGGAACAATTGTAAAATGTATAGAAATCGATAAATCGTGTGGATACAAATCTGGCTCGTTTTCTGGTACTGAAAAATCAATCTTATTAACCTGTATAAAAGGCATATACCGACCTGTTTGTTCCAAAATACGATCATTAATTTTTGCGTAGGTACCGGGAGCATTCTGTTCAAAAAGATACGCTTTTAGTCCAACCCCAAAATCTGGATTCATAATCCTTTCTCCAGGCACTGTCAATAAAAGCATTTTAAAATTTTGTTTTGCCAACGCGGTATAACTTTTTATCAAACGATATGGCCCATCGACTTTATCGATGGCCAACGGCAATCTTGGTGAAAGTCCTGACATACTACTAACTCCTCTCTATAATTAACACTGACTCGGAGTTTCTTCCTCAGAAACATTAGTCATTGGTTCCGCAGACTCGTCCTGGTCGTCCTGCATAGCCTCATCTAGCGCGTTCTTCAGCAACATCAACAACAGATAGACAATCCCGAATGGGCCGGGCGGCAACATCAAGAGGCCCAAAAATGTTCCCGTAAAGTCTACACCCTCCATGCTTATTCGAGGGAATAAATTATCTTTAATTGCCTCCGGAACATTGTTTCTTGGATCGCGGGGATCCTCTTGGCCTTCTTGATAGGTGAGATTGTCCCGTGTCATTCCGGGTCCGCCGGGAGCCGGGTTCACGAGGCGGTTCCCTAGGAAAACTGCGCCGGGGACCATGAGGCCGGCCTTACCCAGGAAAAGATCTGAATCGATCGCCGGAAGACGGCCAACTGTATTCAAAGGACTTCCATCTCGGGCTTTGCCACCATCGACAGCCAATTTGCCATCACCAAGCACAAAGCCTGCTGCAGCAATTTCCATAGCAGTTCCTAGCGCGCAGAACACAAGCTCCATCACCTTTTCTCCAGTAATGTTTGGGAAGGGGCCCACTCCGGGTTGTGGTTCCGCAGCAGCAGCTTCTGCGGCTGCGGTCAACGCAGCAACGAGAGCGCCCCATGTGTTAGGACCAACTATACCATCCCACTCGGTGGGGTCATCGGGGAAGGAATCAGTCTGGAATTCTTCGACTGCAGCTTTTGTTTCATCGCCAAAATCGCCGTCCACACCAAATTGGGTAAGTGCATACTCCAGTCCATTAGGGGAGTCTCCGGAAAGCTTTGCCTGCAGGATCCGAACATCTTGAGATGGAGCCGGCGGGTTACCCTTTCGCAACACCGTATCTGTCGGAAGTTCATCGATCTCTGTAAGGGCTGCACTCAATTCTGCTGCTTTCCTGGCATTAGCTTCGCTGATTTCCGTCTGGGCACGGACAAACTCCGATATATCTACACCTTCGTCCGGTGTTGCCGGCGCACCGCCGATGACGACGGCTTTGCTTTCAAGCCACGCAATTGACGCGGTATCGTTCACCTTCGTATAATTGTAGGCACGGTCCCACTTACCGCGGTACTTCGCTTTGAGCCCAAGCCACTCTCCCGCAGCGTTCTTAGCATATGCAAACTTGTCCACACCTGGTACCGCGTACTCTGTAATTCCTGTTCCTCCTGGTACCACGATCGGCTCGACGCCCTCAGAGGCAAGATATTCATCCCAGCGCGGTGATGTAGCCTTGGACTCAAGCTCTTCTTCTTTTGCCCGATTAGGGTCGGGTTGCGAAAGATTTATCCACGGACTATCCGGGGGGCTCTTGTAGCGCACAAGCCACTGGCGCGGATTGCCATACGTAGGCGCCCCCGAGGCGTCCGGTATACGTGCATACTCATATGTGTCGTCGCCAGGGAGAACCATCGCTACGGTGCCGCGGGGCAGGCCCGGTACCTGGGAGGGGGGTAAACTCTGTCCCTCCCCCTGGCCCAGGCCGGCTAGTGGTGAGTCATTGGCAGCTGCGCGGTTCGATTCGTCAGCCATGTCCGCGGCGGCAGCGTCGCGCGCAGCCTGGGCTTCTTGTTCCTCGGCAGCTTCTTCAGCGGCCAATTGTTCCTCGGTCTTGGGGCCTTCTCGCAGGAATCGGAGGGGCTCCGACTTATCTATTTGATCAGCCATTAGGTCAAAGATCATACCAGTAATGTCGCGGATAATCTTAGAAATCCCCACATGTGGATCCATCATCTCTGATACGCCTCTCAAAATGTTGATCGGAGTTTCAATTAGCATCTTTAAAATAAAGTCTCGGGCGGAGGCATTGAGAGCCGAGGCAGGATCATTAATATTCTGAAGATTAGCCTGTTCTGCTTGTGGAGACGTCCGCGACGACATGTCAACGGGGGACGCAGAGTCATCTACTGTGGCGTCAACAAATATTTGAAGGCACCGATGCTTGGCGCCCATGAGAATACGATCCATCGCGGGGAAAGTATCGGTTGTCAAATAAAAATTATACATTACTGGGATTAAAGACGTTAATGTTCTATTAAATGTCTTATCAAAATAATCTTGGAAAACTGGATCTTCAGTTATCAACGTTAATTCACTATTTGTTACTGTATCGTCGTAATGGTCAAGTTGTTGTTTCAAGACGGGTACTGCGACGGTCTCCCAGCCTCCAGGAAGAGCTTTTCCTGGAACAACCAATTGAGGATTAAACACGGACTGCAGCGATGTGTCCGTCAGTGAAACGTCGTTTGCGAGGGTCAGCGAACTATCCAATGTCGCGAGCACAAACCGCGTTAGTACGTTCCCGTCGCCAAGATCTAACTTCAGATGGTTATGTAATTTTATGCCCTCCACAGTTAATGGTTGGTTCTGCATCGATACGCTAGCACCGGTATTATTAGGCATATAATAAACAATGTTATATGCCATTCGTAAATTAGTGAACCGGAGCTCCTGGCTGGCCTGGGCCCAAATTCCCGGATGCGCGGTGCCTTTATTCAATAAGTCCTTAAAAATACTTAATTCTAATCCATACCCATGGCCGGTGGTGTAGCGGAAGATATTGGGGACTCGTTTATTATTTTCAGATACCACGCTCTCCCATATAACTTGTCTTTCTAACACTAATTTTCCATAAGGGAGAATTTGTGTAGCCGGATCATTGCCGCGGAACTTATTCCATGCAAGGTCCAGATGTTCCTTTGCGCGGCCGCTATACAGGATACCCTGGTTACCGGCCATGGCACTCGTCCAGGTGGACCCATGAATTGAGCTTCCCGCGCTGATCTGGGCCGGGTTTACCCGAAATCGCAAGTATCTTCGAGATCGGCCGGCTGCATTGGTCGAGATGTGACCTGCCGGGCCGGCGCCGAAGAAGCTTGGCTGAATCGTCAAAACGTCTTCGACAAATGCACGGTTGAAGTCTTTGGGGTTCGTTTTACTAGACGCTCTTTTAACAGCATTAGAAACCGATCTTCGAGAATCAAAAATTCGCTTCTCAGTAGTATACTCGATGAGCGCCGGAAGATCCACAAGAGTGACGCTTCTTCCGGCGCGGAAGACTACATTTCCGCTGGAGTCAACAAGGCCCCCTTGGTCGGCTGACGGCGACCGGGCGATCTTTTTATTAAAGTATTTTACAACCCATTCTCCCACGAGTGGCTTAATGCTAATGAATTTTGCTATCTGGTTACGGAGGGTTACAGACATAAATTGTTTGACAGTTGGAATCTCTAAGAGATCGTCGATCTCAAATGCAGAAAATACAAATATATTCTTAATAATAAACTGGGCAATGTGGATTTGTATCAACATTTGAAACACCCCGAAACGCAGAACATCCCGAATTCGGGTGCCATCGGGATTATCGTCATCGGGATCTGCCACGTCATTGCACATTGCATCTTCCATTTCTTGCCTGAGCTGATCTAGAATAGCGGTACCACCCTGCTTGCCCTGGCGGCCGGGGGGAGTGGGACCCATATCGAGAAGGTCGGCAACATTCTCTGGAAGACATCCCGAATTATCATGAAAGAAATTGAGCGAGTCCAATTTCTCGGTATCGAAAATTCCATTTTCCTCAATAAAGTTAAACATAGCCTCGACTTGTCCAGCAAAGACAGCGGGAAACAATACCGTATCGATCTCTCGGGTATATATTTCTTTGAGAGCCGGATCGTTGTTATGGATAGGATGAGGAATTTGACTTATAAGCTTATCCGAAAACAGCGAAACATAGGGATTAGTATTTCTGCTATTAGTAACGGTCGAAACAGGGTCCGTAAGATTGAAGTCATTGGCTCCAGGAAACAATTTAGATTTGAAAACAACGTCTGCTAAGTTGCCTCCTTGGGCCGCCGTGTCAGCATCGGGGAATGTAAGAAGAATATGATCATCAGCGCCCTGAGGAGTCGGAGCTTTTATAAATTTTGGAATTCCAAATTTATTGGGAACCCCAGACGGCGTTAGCATTTGGCCGCCGGTAGGATCGGGGATAAAGCTAATTCTCTGTTTCCTTGGAAGAGTAAACTTCAGGTTTATGGGCTTATAACTATCATAATTACTATAAAATGAATATGCACTAAAGTGCTCAGATCTGACCTGACCATTTGTCATAACCGCGGTGCGCTCGTGGATGGCCATATTGGCAATGGAATTAAGAACCGGAGCTTCTCCAAGGTAGTCTCCAAATTTGGTTTTAAACCCAGTAGGAAACTCATACTGGGTGGCGACCGAAGATGCGCCGCCGGGGCCACTCATAGCACCAGAAAGTGCCGAAAGGCGATTATCAATGTCCTGAACTGCAAGGACGGTGGACTGGTCTGTAACCAGATCTTGCATGAGTGTGACTACTGTACTGATTATTTCCTCAACCTGCCCGGCTTCGACCCCCAAAAGCGATGCTACGTCGCAATGCTCATCCAATTTATCGAGGATGGATTCCATTGTGGCAAAAACTTCCTGCATAGCCCTGAGTATATCTTGTGAGACCTTGGAGGGCTCTTCCTCGGGCGCAGGAGCAGCGACGCCCATCTGCTGGGCGGCAGCGATACCTGCGGCCACCGCTGCGGATGAATCAGATGCCGCAATAGTTGGCTCTTTCAAAATTTGCTGCGCAGCAGACACTCCATTCACAAATTCAGTTTCCACGGCTGTAGCCGCAGTATTCAACAAGGTAGGAATGGCAATGCTCATTAAAGCATTTTCACAGTAATCAGCCGCGAGAGGACACTTCAAATTAAGACTCTCGATTGGATTAGGAATTTCAACTCCATTTTCAGCCATGTCTAACAAAATTTCATTAATCGCGTCGGGGGCCATGTCTTCCAATAAACAAATGTTATCAACGTTTGCCTGGAAAAGTTGGTTCGCTATCTCGTTACAAAATGTACTAACATCTACAAATCTAGCAAGGTTGGCAAAAAATCCCAGAACAGCACTCGGAGTATTCAGTGCCGCTCTTACATCTAAATCATGGTATGACAAATTAAAATTAATTATTCTGTCGATTGTTGCAACAGAGAGTTCCGAACGATCTGTAAACAGGAAACAAATTTCCATAGAACTCAAAATTGCAGAAAGATCTGAGAGGTATCCTGCGGTGGCGGCATCGCCGAGGACCTGACCGGGAGATAGATTATCGTTTCCAAATAATTGATCCAGAGGCGAATTATTCGTAATGCTCGGCGTATTGTTAAAATCATCATTTAAATTATTATTAACAAGGTCTCCCACATCTGTCGCGCCAAAATCATCACTGAGTGGGTTATTTAATTTGCAAGATTCCTTTAGTAGCTCCGCCAAAGCCTTAACTATTTGTATAACGCCTTCTATAAGAGAATTAATGAGTACTTTTTTAAGGTTCGGCCATAAATCGCCGTCAATAGTTGGCAACTTGGGAAGTTCCGGCTTTGGCATTTTCATTGCTGGTTTCGGCGGTTTGGGCTTGCCATGACGTTTCGGGCCACCAGGTGGCGGGAACAGCGCTTTAAGGGGCGCCATCTTCTCCTCCATGGCCTCTTTCGACAAGGGCGGTTGGCCGCTAGCGACGGCCTCGAAGGCAGGCGATGAGCTTGCGGTGGCGCGGCTCGCAGCCTTACCAATTCGGGCAAAAGATGCACTAAGGCCGAAAGTGGCACAAATCCAAGCTTCTTTCGCTAATTCCTCTATACCAATTTTACGCAATAGTTGGCCCAGAGGAGAATCGGGCTTAATACCCCCCAGGAGGTTACCGGTTTCTAAAACATTAGTGATCGCTTCTATAATATCTACTGCTGTACCAACGGTCTTCTTGGCCATTGCCGCTCGTAGTCTAGCATAAATTTCGGGATTATCTCGCACTTCTTTCTTGAATCTCTCTAACTGCGCAGGTGTTAATTGGTCTATAAGAGCCTCTTCAAGATTTGTGGTATCCCCCAAGTCAATGATGCCCAATCGGTGCGCTTCCCTCAGTAATAGATGATCGTCTGGCGCTGCGGGATCTGGGAAGTCGTCCCAGATAGTCTGGTCGTCAGCCCCGAAGTCGCCGGGGTTGTCCTTCATCCAATCCATAAAGTTCGAACTGGGCATCTGGAAATTCCGGGCGAGTGCCATGGCGGCCACAAGAGACTCATAATTTTTTAAAGTAGCTAATATAAGAGAATCATTCATTTCTTTGTTCCACGTAATATTTGTCATATAGCCCATTAGTACTGGCTTTCGATTTTGCGACACAGACGTCACTAAATAAGAAATTGCAGAAATCGCTGCATCGCCGTTCTCTCTTGTTCCAAAACTAATCGTAATTGAGTCAGCATCAGTAAATTCAACATACGGGCCGCCTACCGTGAGGTTGGCGTTATGAACGTCTGTTAATTCTTTTAATACGCACTCTATAACCACCCCATTTAAAATTTGCATCATCCCTCGCTGCATATCATTAAAATTTAAATTAATCGGCAATGATCCCTCAAAACCATTTAATTGTTCTTGGTACTGAGCGAGACCATCTTTGGCGAGAGCGCTATCTTCCATGAGAGATCCAACGAGCAATGTGGTGTGGGCGCCACCTGGCGCTATACCCTCATCCGCATTAAATAAGTCTAGCGATTGTTGGATTTCATTTGCATCCGGCAACAGGTCGAGATTCAGTAAAACTTCCTTTAATTCTTTGGGAGACTCGGTCGTAAATGGGGTTGATCCAATACCCGACGGAAGTGGAAGATTTTGAACCTTCGAGTAGATGGCGCTCGTATTACCTATTTTTAGTTTAAGTGCTTCAACTTCCGGTTTGGGCAGCTCAAAGGAAAACTCAGTAAATGATACTAAAACAACGGATTTATCCGAATAAGCGGGGTCAACTGTCTCAAAATAAACCGGACTCAGGTTCGGCAGCATGCTGGCGCGGATGCGCCGATAGGTTTGTAGACCGGGGTCGGCGTCTGAGTAGGCTGCCTCTTTCTCACGCGCAAGTGTACGGTAATAAGTATAGTACTCAGGAAAGTAATGTAAGAGAAAGCGATTTATGGCCAATACCCGGATGCGGGGAAGAGCACTTACGAAAGCGTTGCCGCTAGCAAACTTATTATACAACAGTTTAACTCTTATTTGGTGATCTTCCTCAGAATACCAAGGAATATTTAGCTTCTTTGTTCGATAGCCAATAACACCTTCTGCGCTTGACTCTAAAAAATAATCGGATATGTTTGCCATAATATAAATTTGTTAATTGTTGGAATTATACGGACTAAGAATAGAGAGAGATTTGCCCTTCTTGTCAACCGTTTCTATTCCCGTAGCCTCCAGATACGTTGTTCTCATGCTGAGTAGTGCTTGCTGAAGCTGTTGAATACCAACATCCGCCTTCGTTATATTATTTATCATAACTTTAATTCCAGCTGGGAGTACTCCGCCAAAGTCGGGCGCGCTATCGTTTCCATAAAAAGCAGTTTTATGAGTATGAGGAATTACTTTCTCATGTAGCTTTCGTGTTTCATTAATGTAGGTATTCAAAATACTTAAGATAGTCTGAAACAGGTCTGCATAATGACTCAAGCACAGTACCAAATTATTCCCCTTAACCATGGGCTGTAACGTATCTTTGTCATTCATGGCTATAAGATCAATTCCATACCCTCCTTTCCATGCATCCCCCAGAACCCCTCCTTGTGAATTATAGGTATCTGTTCTCGTTATAAACTTTATGTTTTCACGAGCGACTATTCGTATCAGATCGGCTTTAACTGCTACCGCAGAGCGCGCAGAGGTTTTTTTATTGAGGCCCGGGTGCTTTAGACCAAGGGCTGCATCTATACCACATCTCTGGCTCAAGTAAATTCTAGCCGCATCGTCTTTAAAATTAGGCTCTGCAATAATGGGGGTGCCGTCGAGCTCTTTCGAGGCTGCGGTGAAGCCCATGCGTCCTGCAACGATATCAATAGCGGAACAATGGGAGGACTGTTTCGACCCCCACCCTTGTGCAAAGCCAGTGTGGTCGAGACCCATGACTATCCAAGAATTACCAGCACCTACCTTGGGTCCTCCTAAAACTATTTCCTGGCCATGAATCTCACTATAGGATGGGCAATCAAAGGGAGGTCTCATGGCCTGCCCAGAACCGTTAAGGAAGCGCGCTCGTTCTACATGATTAGGCAGTGATTCATACTGCGCGCGCTCGGTGGTGCTCAAACACTTAAGATCATAGACTGGCGTGCTCTTGCGTGGGATGCCAAATCTTTTCATTGGGGTTACCATTATTGTTTTCCTCCCGGATTATAGAATGTATATGGGATCATCCAAACGCCGCCTCAATCATGGCTTTGCCACCAGCCGTGTAGGTATCTGGCCTGAAGTGTAGTCCATCCCCCGGTCTCAGGTTTTCAGTCAGGGGCTTAGTATCGATCCATTCCACGCCGAGAGGGATAAGTACCTCGGCCTGCCATTTGCGGATGTTCTCAGCGCCCGTTTCTAGACCGCTCTTGCCCCAGTCCCATGACTCGCCGTCTTCCATCTTCCGCTGTATTAGCACGACCTCATCTTCGGTGATGTTTTCTTCATCCAGCAGTTGGTCGACATTCTTCTGTAATCGCCGCCACGTCCTCTTGCTAAATGGTTTGTTGCCGTAGATCCCGGACGCGTAAGGGGGTCCAAACCAAATAATGCGCTCCACGCCGGAGCCCCTGGCAATCTTTATAAATTCCTTAAGCTGAGCCTTGTATTTCGCTTCCCTTGGTGCGAGTGGGCCCGACTTCGAGCACGCTTTCTTGGTCTTCGCGTCGTCGATTCCGTAGGCGAGAGCCTTCCCTCGGCAGCTGCGACGTAGCGCCATGGCGCCCTGCGGAAGAGCGCCGTACGCAGAGTTTGTGCCAAGAAGAACTACGAGCAGCTGAGCGCGCTCCTTGTCGAGGATCTTCTTGAGCTTGTTGTTCTTGAGGAACCATGGTACATTCTTGCCCGGATAGGACCAGACGCCAGGGGGCATGTACTTTGGGCCCCCCTTCTCCAGACGATACCCACCGGCGCCCTCATCGCGCTTCATTGCCGGCCGGATGATCATCCCCATCTCTTCTAAATGCGCGCCGACGAGACCTCCGAAGGAAACCGGTAGCTGACTCAGCGAGTCGCCAAGCACAACACCGCGCTTTCCTGCGGTAGCGGGGAGGCCCTTTGCACTGCCACCGTTGAATGAGCCGGCCAGAGATGAGCCAAAAACTGGCAAGGCGGCGCCATCTATGCCGCCCTCAACACTAACTATCTCGGGCTGTGCCATATTGAGGGGATCGCCGTATGCTACTTTTACAATCGCTCCCTTTGAGACGCTCATAGGAAGATCAAACGCAACAGGAATCTCACTATAGGTTGCTATAACTGGATCATCTAGCGAAACTGGTGCGGGACGACATTCGAGCTCGGGAATATAAACTCTATAAATTTGATAGGGTGAAGAATCCCCTGCTGACATCCCCTCTCGTTGGCCCCAGCTGTTTTTATTAGCATAACTCTGAACTGATCTTTCCACGATACCAACAACAATCCCATAGTATTCATTCTGATTTATTAAACAATTTTTATCATAGTATACTTGCAGCGCCTTGTTCATAGAACTTATGGACGTACTGCGACGCTGATCAACATCTATGGTCTTTGTCTCTGCCAATGGATTCAGATGACCAAAGCCAAACTTTTCTAAAATTTGAGGTAAAGTAATCATGTTAATATCCTTCCTTAAACGTTTTCTGCTTGGTTTTGCCGTAGTTCGGGTGATTGGGGTTCTGGATCGTGTACTCAACTGCTGCAGCTCCCTTTCCACCCCTACTATAAACAGACCAGGCCACTTTGGGATCGCCATATCTGGTGTAGATATATTTAACAAATCCTTGGGCTTCAGGAAGAGGTTTCCCAATCCCCTCCAAGCGCGACCTCTTGCTGCCGCCCGGGTAGAAGACCTCAACATTTTTTGAAAGAAGTTGTCCCAAACCTGTTGCGGTTGATCCCAGCCTGTTGGCGTCCTTTCCTTGATCTTCGTTCTTTTTCGGCCATTTATGCTGCCGCGCAGTACGCCAGAGTTCCGGCCACTTGTGGGGCTTATTTTTAATGCCGGAACCAAAGCATGCCTCTTTGTGTCCATCTGCGCAAGTCTCCTTCTTCCAGCTGTAGGTGTAATTAGGAATACCCACCATACCGTCCGATTCTCTCTTGAGTATATTGTGCAGTTCCAACCAATCCGCCCATTCTGTTGGAAGCCCCTCTTTCGAGAGCGCTTCTCTCAAAAGCTTTTTCGCCTTTTCGGATCCCGGGGGATAGTGTTTTAAGTTGCCGGACGACTTATCCTTGCCCGGTCTCTTAAAGTAGTCTTTAAGAACATTTTCGGGATTGTGCGCAGTGGCATCGCCCACTAATGTACTAGTGCCAGCAGCAGACCCAAGACCCACACGAGAGGATGGCACAAAGGTGGGGTCTACACTCCCTTCAACACCAATTATTGCTGGGCCGTATAATTTTTCAGGGTCATCGTATCTAATTTTTACAATTGCGCCGACGTCAGGGGACACGGCAAGTCCCTCTGAGACGCGAAAATCTTGATAGGTCGCCAATACTGGATCATCTAGCGATGTGGGAATAGGCCGAGCTTCAAGCTCTGGAACGTATACTTTATAAGTGGGGTAGGGACCAACCGTTCCATCTTTGCTGACGCTTGCTTGAGATGACTTTACCTCAGCGCTGGGGTGGGTGCGGTCGACCGAATGACATACAATACCATAAAAATGCTTAACTCCAGCTAAGCAATCTTTATCATAAACCTCCTGTAGGGCCCTGGACGCTTCGCTTACAGCGGTGCCGCGGCGCTGGTCGCCACTAACCACAGTAGAATCCGAAAGCGCATTCCATGAACCATACAGATAATTTTTTATAAAGCTGCCGAAGTTAATCATTTTCTTTTATCGATCCCACGATTTCTTGAGCGGGCCCTGCGGCCTCCAGCCGGAGAGGTCAGGCCCGATGCCACGCTTAATGCCCAACATCCACTTTTTAAGGCTTGGGTTGGTCTCCGACCAGACCTCACCGGTCTTGCGCGTGCCGGTCTTCCCGATATACGTCATAAGTCGGCCGTCGTTTTTGTGGCCCCCGCTGCTCTGCGGAGATTTGGTTGCAAGCATCCATGCCCCACTGACAGCTCCGGTTCTATCGGTACCGGCCACGCAGTGGATCAGGCAATTGCCCTTCTTCAACTCCGCAAAGATTCTGTCCCACTCGGAGGAAGCCACGCGCCTTGAAATTGCAAACATCACAAAAGTTATTCCTAGGCTCTCTGCCCAATGTCTCTCACACGCGCCCGGGCAGATTACGTCGCCGCATGCAGCTTTATTCTTTAGATAGGTGGCTTTATTACAACAGCTCTTCGAGTACTTCGCTTTATCCATGGTAGGGTCACCCTGATCCTTTACCGGAATGCCGCAGGGTCCGTAAGGCGCGGCGCGAGTATCCTTTTGTTTCCACACA